CTGTAGATGCTGAATTATTAAATCATTTTAGATCTACTTGTAGACAACCAAAGATATTAATGAAAGATGGTAATTATAAAATCTGGGAAGAACCTAATCCAGAACATTTATATGTTGTAGGTGTTGATGTTGGAGAAGGTATTGGTCAGGCTGCTTCAGTTGCTCAAATATTAGATGTAACTGATTTAGCGAATATAGTCCAAGTAGGGTGTTTTCATAGTAATGTAATTGATCCTTTTCATTTTGCAGGTATATTAAATGAAATAGCTTATCAATGGGGTATGCCTCAGTTATTAATAGAAAGAAATAACTGTGGTGGTACTGTTATTGATACATTAAAAGAAGTACATCATTATAATAATATAGTAGACTATACACCAGAGAAACAAAAGTACTATAATAAATTAGGAATATATTCTCACACCAATTCAAAATATGTTGGTGTTATGAATATGAGATATTGGGTAAATAGTTTAAGATCAGTAACAATTTATGATATAGGATTAGTACAAGAATTAGAAACGTTTGTAAAATATCCTAATGGAACATGGAAGAAACAAAAGGGAGATTATATATTTGATGATAGAGTATTGGCATTAGTATGGGGTCTATTGGCTCTAGAACCCACTATAACCGAAAGATACTTCGATATACATGCATTTGATAATAACGGTAAACCAGCTAAGATTAGTGCAATTAATGTTGTAGCACCTGAATATTTTCAGTTAGATCCATTTTATCAAAACGACCCAGATGCACCAATACCTACATTTTTTGGTATGGCTGGCGGTCCTAATGATAATGAAATAGAAGATTTACAACAACAAGGATGGAGATTAATGTAATGAGTAATAATCCAAATAGTGAAAATGTTTTAAAACAAGCAGTATTTAACAAGGCAAGAAAGGATAAATTTCTATTAATCCTTACTTTACCTAAGATATTAAGAAATATTAATTCAGAAATTTTATCTGAAAGATCACAAAGTCTTTTAAAACAAGATGCTTTACAATTTTCTATATATGGATCACCTATACCACAAACAAGTGTTCCAGAACAAAGCCTACCAACCATGGGACAAACATATAATGTTACATCACAAGTTAGAGAAAAATTTGATCCTATATCGGTTAATTTTACAGTTGATAATAGATTTTCTAACTGGTGGGTATTATGGAAATGGTTAGAAGTTCTTAATAATCCTAGAGAATCTTGGATGCCAGATCAATTTGCAGAATGGGAAGACGGGAATAAGACAAAAGATTCATATCAAGGAGCCAGAGATGTATCAGACAAGATTAGAGAAAAACTTATAAAAAGACAAAATAAGAACCATTTACCAAATATATCATCTGGAATAGAGAAACAACCTATTAATATGGTAAATAACTTTCTTGATTATCAAACCATTATAACAATATTGGCTAAAGATGAATATAATGTTGATATAGCAAAATTTAATTTTTATAATTCGTTTATTACTCAGCTAGCAGGAATTGAATATAACTATAGAGATCCTGGAGAAATGGAAAGTACCTTTACTTTTGTATTTAATCAAATGGAGGTTGAACTAATAGGTCCCGCTTTTTAAATAATAAAGTTGACCGGAAAAGAGTAAATAATTATAAGATTTGATCATACACATGCGCTTTTTTAAAAAGAGTATATATAAAGGAGAATAAATATGGCAAGAACAATTGATAGTCCAGGTGTTGAAATTAGAGAATTTGACCTATCTCTTAACGCAACACTACCAGTCGGTACAAACGTTTTCGTACAAGGATTCGCAGCAGCAGGTCCAACAGATGAATTATTAAACATTACAAGTATGTCTGAACTTGAACAAGTATATGGCGTACCAACAAATGCTGCTGAAAGATATTTTTATCACACAGCAAAACAGGTAATAAATTCTCCAGGTAACCTTCTTTGTACAAGATTACCATATGGATCAGGTGATGGAACTGGTTATGGTGATTATACAGCTATGCTTTATCCAGCTTCTGGTTTTACAGGTGGTTGGGTACTTTCAGGTACTGCTGATCAGAATTTAACAGATCTTGGAAGTGGTTATAATATTTTTGGTGTAGAAGTTAGTTCAATTTCAACAACAACATTTGATGCTGCTGAAGCTGTTGTTTTTGGTGCTCCAGTTCAAATTACTTTAAACTCAGAAGAATATTTTGAAGTTAGAAGTGAATCGTTTGCTTGGACCGGTACAAGTACTAATTTTAGTTCAATGACATCACCATCAACATCAGATTGTGGTAAGGCTGGTATTATTGTTATTAATGACAATAAATATTCTACAAACCAAGATTATGAAGGTTACTATATTACAGTAGCTGATCAAGTTGAAGTTGGTGGTACTGACTTTGATAAAGTAGAAGCTGTAGCTTATAGTAATTCAAGTAATGTTTGGACTGGTGTTCCAACAACATTACTTAACTTCTCACTTACAGGATCTGCTCAAAATAATCCAAATTCTATTTCAGAAGATATTGAAGCTATTCCAGGTTTCAGTGAATTTGAAAATGCAGCTTGGAGAGATTCTCTTATAGTTGGTCTTCATAGAATCCGTAAGACAGCTTACACATCACAACCAGGTCTTGCACTTGATAAAGTGATCAGCGAAGGTTATTACGGTTCATTAAATGAGAATAGAAAAGAAAGTCCATTTGGTGTTGAACAATCTGCATTCCTTGAAAATGTAGTAAATCAATCATCAGGTTCATTATATACTATGGTTAACCCATATATTTCAAGACCAGCAACAGGTTGGACGGATGCAAATGGTTTACCAAAACGTGCAGTACGTGTACTTAATAGTGCTAAGAAAGCTTATGCATTAGGCGATCTAAGACTTGAAACAAACTCAACAGTAACAAAAGTTATTGGAAACGTTCCTCAAAAGCTTGAGCGTTCACTTCGCTTAGCAGAAAATAAAGAGCAAATTCCAATTGATATAGTTGTTGATGGTGGTATTAGTACTATCTGGACAGGTGTTCAAGCAAATTCTACAATTGACTTTGATGACAGTCTTAACGTTAGTATGACTGAACTTGAAAATCAATCAACTGGTACTTCATCTCCCGTTCAAAACAATTGGGAAACAATTTGGAATCTATTTGAACAATTCGTTGGTCAATTTAGAAAAGATTGTTTATTAATTGTAGATCCGCTTCGTTACATTTTTGTAGAAGGTAAGGATAGTAAGACATTAGATAATCCAAATAAGAACTTTAGTCAACACGTTTATTGGCCATTAAAGAACTTATTTGCAGCAACTAATTCTAATTACGCTTGTACATATGGTAACTGGGTAAAGGTTTGGGATAACAATCTTGCAGATTATGTATGGCTTCCATTCTCTGGATTCCAAGCAAACATATTTGCAAATCTTGACTCTAACTTACAACCATGGTTTGCAGGTGCAGGTCTTAATAATGGTATAATAAGAGGAGTTGTTGATATCGGTTGTAACCCAACTCAAAAACATCGTGACTTATTATATCGTATTAATATTAACCCAATCGTATTCTTCCCAGGTGATGGATATGTAGTATGGGGTCAAAAGACACTTCAAAAGAAACCAAGTGCTTTTGATAGAATTAACGTACGTAGATTGTTCTTAACACTTGAGAAAGCAACGCTTGCAGTTATGAGATATTTCGTATTTGAACCAAATACAGTATTCACACGTACAAGAGTTGTTAACGTTCTTACACCTCTATTTGAGATTGCTAAGAATAATGAAGGTGTATACGATTACTTAATCGTTTGCGATGAGCGTAATAATACAGCTCAAGTAATTGATAACAATGAGTTGGTAGTAGATATTTATCTTAAACCAGTACGTATTGCGGAGTTCATATTGGTCAACTTCTACGCAACTAGAACAGATCAGGACTTCACAGAATTGTTATAAGGAGTATAAAAGGAGGGGCTCAAATTGAGTCCCTCCTATAAATAATTAAAAGGAGATAAGATATATGTCAATTCAAGATTTTTATGCAGCAGCGCAAGCTAAAGAATTCGCACGTGATTTTCAATTCCGTGTAAGAACTTTAGGTCCGTTCACTGAGGATGATTTGCTTTACATTACAACAGCAACTCTTCCAGGTAAACAGATTAGTAACCAAGCAGTTCCATTTATGGGACTTCAATTCAATGTTCCAGGTTCTGTAACCTATCCAGGTTCAGATGGTTGGACTGTTAATTTCCGTTGTGATGAGGGTATTAACATTCGTAATAAGATGGAAAATTGGATTAAAGAAATATTTGATGATGCAACATCAACAGGTAAGTATGGTGTTCCAGTAGAAGAAGCAACAATGGATCTTCTTGGAAAGAATATGGAAACCATTCGTAGATATAACTTTATCGGTATTTATCCTGTAACACTTGCTGATATGTCTTATGACATTCAGGGAACAGGTGCTCCATTAGCATTTGATGCAACATTTGCTTATCAATTCTGGAGACTTGTAGGATAATTTAACTTAAATCTTGAATTACATTTGAAAAGGGCCTTATGAAAATAAGGCCTTTTTTCTTGTTATATAAGCACTTATTGTTAAATATTTAAAAGGATATTATTATGGCCCAAATAGATTTTCTAAACAATAGCGGAAGTATTTCAACACCAGGTTCTTTTTACGAATGGTTTTACAATGTATTATTGACTTCAATGCATTCTATTCCTATTCAATCATTTTGGCTTGTTAATATAGGAGAAATTCCAAGACTTTATACAGAAATTGATGATTATGAAAAATGGGGTGAACTTAATCAATCTACATATGATCAATTAAGAAACTTAGGCTTAAATGCGATGATTTTGGCTAGAGCAGTTACTATTCCTGGAGATGGTTTTGGAGCATCAAAATTAGGTTTAGATAATACTGGAGTTATTAAAGGTAATGTAGGTTCTGGTGGTAGAAAAGAATTAGAAAATTTAAAAATTAGTTTTCTTGAAACAAATTTCTCTTTTACTGATACAATTTTAAGACCATGGGTTTTATATAATAATCATAAAAGTTTAAAACAAGCAAGGAAAACAACTATTACAATAACACAATTTGCTAAAGCTGGAACCGATAAAACTTTAATACCTCGTGGTACTTGGACATATATAAATGCATGCCCTATAAATATCCAATCACAAGAGTAT